ACATTCAGCACTCAATACTGTACTCCAGAGTGCAGGTGCTATCATAATGAAGAAAGCATTGATACTTCTGGATGAGTATGCAAAGCAATACAAGATAGACTACAAGTTTGTACTTAATGTACACGATGAGTTCCAGTGTGAAGTCAGAGAAGACCAAGCAGATTTCTTCGGAGGTCTAGCAGTCGGTTCAATAGTACAAGCAGGTAAATATTTTAACTTAAACTGTCCACTGGATGGTGAATACAAGGTAGGTGAGACGTGGCAACAGACACACTAGTAGACGATATATATCGTATGATAGACACCAAAGAAATAGCAGATGGTGTACCTGTCGAGCAAGTAATAAATGACTTCGGTGAGAATGTGAAGCAGATATTACGAAACAATATCACAGAGAGTAAGTTTGATAGACGCAAACTCCGTATGTCTAACATAGGTAAGAAGGATAGACAGTTGTGGTATTCTTATAATGGATACAAGGGTGAGGAACTTATGCCTCACACTAGAATAAAATTTCTTTATGGTCACTTGATTGAAGAGATGGTACTCGCACTAACTAAACTTGCCGGTCACGATGTGACACACGAACAGAAGCAAGTTTCAGTAGAGGGTATCAAAGGTTCGATGGACTGTAAGATTGATGGTGTACTGACAGATGTTAAGTCAGCCTCACCTTATGGGTTCAAGAAATTCAAGGATGGTTCATTAGTTAATGATGACCCCTTTGGATACATAGACCAAATCAAAGGCTATGCTCACGCAGAGGGTACGACAGATGTAGGTTGGTTAGTAATGGATAAGACTAACGGACATCTAACATACCTCAAGTATGATATGGCTGATGAGTCTCAATGGTACTGGACTAAGCTGAACTTCTTCTCGATAGTAGAAAGAATTAAATCTATCAAGAATATAGTTAAGTTATCTAAGCCACCTAAGAGATGCTATGAACCAGTAGCCGATGGTAAGTCTGGTAATATGAAGCTACCTGTTGGATGTAGCTACTGTTCATTCAAGCACGAGTGTTGGGGTGATGACCTTAGAACATTCATCTATGCTAATGGACCACGCTACTTGATTAAAGTAGAGAACTTACCTAATGTTATAGAGGTGGATAAAGATGGCAACAAAGTTTCGGTCTAAGCTAGAGAAAGAATGTGCAGAAGCACTAGGCAGAGAGTGGAAGTATGAGCCCTGTAGGGTAGCCTATACGATACGAAAGAACTACACCCCAGACTTTGTTAAGGGTAAGTATCATATCGAGGTTAAAGGGTTCTTCCGGAGTGGGGATAGACAGAAGTATAAATCAATTGCTGAACAACTAAAGTTTGAAGGCAAGAGTTTAATCTTCTTGATGCCTCGCCCCGACTCTAAGGTAGCCAAGGGTAATAAGATTACTTATCGTCAGTGGTGTGATAAGTATGATATTAAAATATTTTCAACTAAAGAAATAAAGGAGCTTAAAGAATGGACGAAGAATTAGAAGTTTCTTATAAGGGAGTGCTAGACACTATCAATCCTAGTCACTACAAGCAAGGTAATATTGAGGTCATAGATTTTATATTAGACCAAGATATGGATTACCTAACTGCATCTGTTATGAAGTACATCTGTAGATGGAGACATAAGAATGGTGTGGAAGACTTGAAGAAGGCTCAGTGGTTCTTAGATAAACTTATAGAACACGAGGGAGGGCAGTATGGCTCTGACCCTAGGTGAATTAAAAGAGCGTATAGTTCAAGAGAACATAGACCCTTGTACTCTGTGTGAGGTATTAGATATAACAACAGAAGATATCTTACACGAGTTCGAGGATAAATTAATAGACAAGAGAGAGGAGTTTGAAGATGTTGATGATACCGACTGAGAATTTTGTCTTGCTACAGATAGGTCTACTTATTATAGGAGCGTGGTTACTGTGGAGACACGGAACTAAATGCTATGATAGAGGGATAACTGATGCTGTACTTATGCACAGGCAAGGCAGATTAAAATATAATACTTACTTTGATGACAATGGGAAGAAGATGGTGAACATTGAAATCGAACCGATAGATGAGGACTAAACCTCACCCTGTCAAGAACAAACTAAAGTATGCCTTAAGGTATGATAGGTTATGGCATACTAAAACTATTACTAACAAAAAGAAAGAACAAAAAAAGAGAGGAGATTATCTTGAACCAATTACCAAATGATTACCAAAACTTTATTGCTCTTAGTAGGTACGCTAGGTGGCTACCTCATAAGAACAGGAGAGAGACTTGGAAAGAAACAGTTTGTCGTTACTTTGATTTTATGGAGTGGCATCTCGAAAGTCATACTAACCAAAAGTTAGTACCTAAGACTAGGAAGATACTTGAAGAAGCAGTATGTAACTTAGAAGTTATGCCTAGTATGAGAGCTCTGATGACAGCAGGTCAAGCTCTTGCTAAGAATAATATAGCAGGATACAACTGTGCTTACCTAAGTGTAGACCACCCGAAAGCATTTGATGAATGCCTATTCATTCTGATGCACGGAACTGGTGTAGGCTTTAGTGTAGAGAGACAGTTCGTTAGAAAACTACCGGAAGTTCCCGAAGAAATTCTAGATGTAGAAGATGTCATTGTCGTACAGGATAGTAAGGAGGGATGGCAGTCTGCGTTCCGTAAGTTAGTTACTTATCTATATGATGGTGAGAGTCCTAACTGGGATTTCTCTAAGGTCAGACCTAAAGGTTCTAGACTTAAGACCTTTGGTGGTAGAGCCAGTGGTCCAGAGCCACTACTAGATTTGTTTCACTTCACTACTAACATATTTAAAGAGGCTGTTGGTCGGAAGCTAACAAGTTATGAATGTCATAGACTGATGTGTAAGATTGCAGAGGTAGTTGTAGTAGGAGGTGTGCGTAGGTCAGCACTCATCTCTCTATCTAATCTAACTGATGAGCGTATGCGTAATGCTAAGACTGGACAGTGGTGGTCTGATACACCAGAGATGGCATTGAGTAACAACAGTGTATGTTATACAGAGAAGCCAGACATAGGTATCTTTATGAAAGAATGGTTATCATTATATGAGTCCAAGTCTGGTGAGCGTGGTATCTTTAATAGGGAAGCAGCAATTAAACAAGTAGCCACCATAGGAAGGAGAGATACTGAACACGACTTTGGATGTAATCCTTGTAGTGAAATCATACTTAGGGATGGACAGTTCTGTAACTTGACCGAGGTAGTTATAAGAGCGGAGGATAAGCAGAAGGATATACTCCGTAAGGTTAGACTAGCTACCATACTCGGTACATTCCAAGCCTCCCTTACTAGGATGACAAGATTGAGACCTAAGTGGATACAGAATACAGAGGAGGAAGCACTGCTAGGTGTATCACTCACTGGTATTATGGACAACTCATTTATGAATGGTAGTAATAACGACAGAGGACACTATGGTAAGAGAAGTTTACCGGACTTCCTAAAAGATTTAAGGAAGGAGACAGTTAAGGTAAACAAGGAGTGGTCAGAGATGCTAGGTATAAGCCAAGCTACTGCCACTACTGCTATCAAACCTAGTGGTACAGTAAGTCAGTTAGTTGATAGTGCCAGTGGTATACATACTAGGCACAATGATTACTACCTGCGTAGGGTTAGAGCAGATGCTAAAGACCCTATAGCTAGACTGATGGAAGACCAAGGTATTCCTTGTGAACCAGATGTAATGAAACCAGATAGCGTTAAGGTTTTCACATTCCCAATGAAAGCACCCGATGGTGCTATACTTAGGAATGATAGGACTGCTATCGAACAGTTAGAGTTATGGCTTATGTATCAGAGATACTATTGTGAGCACAAGCCTAGCGTAACTGTTAGCGTTAGGGAGCACGAGTGGATGGAAGTAGGGGCTTGGGTATACAAGCACTTCGATGAGGTGAGTGGTGTTAGTTTCTTACCACACTCAGACCATTCGTATCAACAAGCACCTTATGAAGACTGTACTAAGAGACAGTACACAGCACTAGCTAAGAAGATGCCAGAGTCAGTTGACTGGGATTTGATTAGTGAGTATGAACTAGAGGATACAACAACGAGTACCAAGCAGTTAGCCTGTACTGGTAATGTATGTGAGTTGGTTGATTTAATGGATGAAGAAAGGGAGATAGAATGATTAATGGAATAGTATTAATAA